AATGTGCCACCTAGTCAGGGTTTAATGACTAGCCCACAAACTATGAAAGTTTAGGAGCTACCCTTATCCATAAGGCACTCAACTCAAAGGAGTAAAAATAATGGAAGAAGAAAAGAAAGTTTCTGAAGAAACTAAAGTTAAGGTACAAGAAGCAAATCCTTATAGCAAAGTTAGAGATAATGATGATGCTGAAACTGAGGCATTTGCTAAAGGTGAATTAACAAAGTTTCATAGGGAACAAAGAGAAAAGGCAACCGCAGAAACCGAACAGAAGGACCCCAATGCATCTAAAGAGACTGCAGAATCAACAGATCAAAAGGCTACTCCTATTACTGAACGCCCTGCTAATGCTGAAGATCGTGTCTTTAAGAAACGTTATGACGATTTAAAAAGACACCATGATTCTACTATTAATAAACACAAGGATGAACTTCAATCTTTGCGTGGTCAATTAGAATCAAGTACTAAACAATTTGTGCCACCTAAATCTAAAGAAGAATTAGAGGCATGGAGAAAAGAGTACCCTGATGTTTATGAAATGGTTGAAACCATTGCAATGAACAAAGCAACTACTCGAACTGCAGAAATTGAAGATAAATTTAAAAATCTTCAAGTCCAGCAAGAACAAATTGCAAAAGAAAAAGCTGAAGTGGAACTTTTAAAACTTCACCCAGATTTTAGTGAAATACGTTCACAAGATGCATTTCATGATTGGGCAAGTAAACAAGATCCTGTGATACAAAGTTGGCTGTATGAAAATACATCTAATGCACAGTTAGCTTCTAGAGCTATTGATTTATATAAAATGGATCAAGGTATTAGTAAGTTATCTAAAAAACAGGAAACAGAAGTTAAAAAAGAAGCTGCTAAAGTAATTTCTAAAACAAGAAAAAGTACTGAGTCTGATGCACCAAAGAAAAAAATTTGGACAACAACTGAGATTTCTAAATTGAAACCTCATCAGTTTGAAAAATTTGAAAAGGAGATTGACCTTGCTCGTTTAGAAGGTAGGATTGAACAACGTTAAACAATCTAACTAAACAATAAGGAGAAGCATTATGGCTTTTACAAATGCTACTGGATATAATAACCTTTCACAAGGTAATTTTACTCCACAGATCTTTAGTCAGAAAGTTCAGAAATTCTTCAGAAGAGCATCAGTAGTAGAGGATATTACTAATACTGATTACGCTGGAGAAATCGAAAACTTTGGTGACACAGTAAAGATCATTAAAGAGCCAACAATCACAGTCAGAGATTATGCTAGAGGTCAAACAGTTGATACACAAATATTAGCTGATGACCAAATAACTATGACAGTTGATCAAGGTTCATACTTTGCTTTTAAAGTAGATGATATTGAAGAAAGACAATCTCATGTAAACTTTGAAGCTCTTGCAACCTCTTCAGGTGCATATTCATTAAAGAAAAACTACGACTACAATGTATTGAAGTTTATATACGACAATGCAAGTGATGGTACGGGTGCAGGAACTGATGCATCACCAATTGATGGTGACGCAGCTGTAGATACTTTAGCTAATTTAGTATCAACACTTAAAAAGAACCTGGATAAAAATGATGTGCCAGAAGAAAATAGATGGCTAGTTGCACCACCTGAATTTTTTGAGCAATTAAGAAAAGCAGGCGGAAAACTATCTGACCAATCAGTAATGAACGATGGTGCTGCATCACAAATCAGAAATGGTAAAGTCACAGACAGACCATTATTTGGTTTTAATATGTATTCATCAAATGCTATTGCTGTATCAGGTGGAAGTGCTGCGTCTCATACTTTTGGATCTGCTGGATCTAATGAGTATGCATTCGTATACGGACACATGTCAGGAGTTGCGACTGTAAATCATATCGCTAAAACAGAATTAATCAGAGACCCTGATTCATTCGCAGACGTTGTCAGAGGACTACACGTATTTGGAAGAAAAATCCTTAGAAGTGAAGCAGTCCAAAGAGGCGTTATAACAATAGGTTAATTAGGAGGATAATAGAGAACTATGGCAACTTATAATGTAACAGGTGCTGGTGGAACTACTGGACATCCGTCTAATGGTAGAACACCTTATATGGTTGAAAATACAATCGATGTATCAGCAATCAATGGTGATGCTGGAGCAGCACAAAATGATGTGATCCAGTGTCTAGATATACCTGCTGAAACTTTAATCATGGAAGCTGGAATTGAGGTAGTGACTGCACTATCTTCTTCAGTTACTATGGACTTAGGTATCACAGGTGGAGACATTGACAGATACGCTGATGGTGACACTAATGCTACAGGCTTTTCTGCTCCAACGGCTACAGCTAGAACTATAGTCGCAAGTGCAGATACTTTGGATATTAAA